CTTCGCCACCTTTAGCCATGTCTTCAGGATCATAACCTGCTTGCTCTTTAAACTCTTCAATAAGATCTTCCATACTTAACTCATTAAGAGAAACACCATCGCTTTCATCAATTCCTTTATCGGTATAAATCTCTCTAATCTCTTTTATGAGTTCGTTCTTTTTCATTAAAATACTCCCTTAAAACCTTTTCCGCTAATCGCCGCTCCTGTGCCTCTTGACACCATACCACCGTTTGCTTTTTTCTTTGGCTTATCCATTTCTTTTGCCATCTTCATTTCATCTTCAGTAGCAGGGCGTAGTTCAATCTCTAAAACCATACCACCTTCTTTTTTCTTCACCGCTCCACCTTTTTTCATATAGCCCATTTTGTTTCTCACGTCAGTGGGTAGCTTTGCTAGTCCTGGATTTTTGCTTTTATCAACTGGTTTTAGTGGCATCGTAATCTCCTAATGTACTGTTTTACTATATACGGGGATAGCCTCGTATTTGTAATTTGCTAGTAACTTTAACAAATCTTGTGTTTGTTTCAACCCTATTTCACGATTCATGGCCCACTGACCAGCGGCCAAATAAGAACTCGCAATGGCTAATGGATCAACACCTTGGGAAACATAAAGAGAAAATAACATCTTAAATTCATAAGTAAGGGAATCAACGGCTTCTCTATCAATCTCTTCAAGAGGATTATTTTTTTCTTTTTTTGACATTCGATTTACCTGCCTTTTGTAATGCGATCGCAACCGCTTGTTTTTGAGGTTTACCTTCTTTCCTCAGTTTAGATATATTAGCACTAACTGTTGCTTTACTACTACCTATTTTTAGCGGCATCTATTCTCTCTCTTTGAACGGCAGTTCTTTGATTTTGAATGTTTTGTTGTTGAGCGAGTCTTGCAGAATCTGCTCGCTTCTTATAACTTAATTTATCTTGTTCTAATTTTTGTCTTGCTAAATCATCAGCAGCATCAACATTAATTTTTTGTTGCTCGAGATCTAATTCTTTCATCTTGATATCAACTAATGGATTTTGTTCTTCACCGAAGTTAATCGCTTGTTGTTCTTCTGCTACCATGTCGTCAATCATTGCTGCAATTCTAATAGCCACTTGTTTTTCAATCTCTGCTTGGAACTGTGCTTGAAGTTCTTCTGGTACCTGACCACCGAACTTGGCCGCTTCCTGTTGCAAGACAGGTTGAAGTTCGACCATGACTTCGTTTCTTGCCATCGCAGAAATATGTTCAACAATGTGAGCTTGTAAAACAGTCATCACTTGAGGATTATTTCTAACCAAATAAGAACTCATGAATGCACGGTGGGCTTCAATGTGAGCAACATGATCTTGGTCAGGGAAAACAGTCAATTGTCCCATCATTAAGGATTGAGAATTTTCTACACCTGGATCCATCGGCTGGGGTGGCATGGGAGGAGGTAGAATATTTTCTATCTGTTGAACTCCTAGTGCCATATACATTCTTCGATAGGCTTCGTATAAATTATGTAGTTCAGGATTTGATTGAGCTAATTGTAATTGAGTTTGTGCCAACATAATTCTCTGAGACATCGAAAAGATGTTAGGATCAGAAACAGGTTGAACATCCACTCGATCATCAAAGTCGGTTACCTTAATTCCTCTATTTCCACCTGCTACATTGTAGGGATATTCTGGTGGTAGAGAGGTTGCAAATAATTTTGCTAATAATTCAAACTCTTGTTTTTGTGCATTGTGACATCTTTTGTGAATACCACTCATCACTTTAGAACCTTGTTCTAAGAGGGCCATGGTGGTACCGACAGGGTTAGCCTGTGAACCATCTCCCACTTTCATATCGGCAATCGCCGCAAATCTTCTTCCCGCATCTACCACATAACCGAGTAATTGAAATAAAGTTCCATCAGGTCCTTTGTAGGGTAAAGGCATTAACGCATTTCGTAGATCTCCTCCTGGTGCATCCACATCTCTGAATTCTCCAGGCATCAAAGGTTCTTCGTCATCTCGGACACGAAGACCTCTGGATTTGAAACCGGCAGGTAAGTTGGACAATGTACCTGCATCGAGCAATGCTCGCAGTGCTGCTGTGGCTGTGCGAGTTAATCCACCTAGCATGTGCACTAAACCAAAACCATAAAATCCAAGACCCGGTAAAAACTTGTAATGGACAAAATATTTTTGTCTCATGAACATTGGATCATTCTGTAAATAGTTTCGGTAGATAGATAAAATTTTTCCGGTGCCTTGTTCCAGTGTTACAACATAAGGCAGTTTTAGTCCTGTGGGCTCACCATCTGGTCCTGTATTTTCATATCCTTCTAAATCTAAATCGACGTGCATTTCCAGAAGTTGATACTGACCAGCATACTCTGACTTCTGAACACCTTCGAGTTCATCATACTTTTCCTGAATATCCGAATACGAAGAATATAATTCGTCATCATCTCTCAGTTCCACATCTCGGTAAAATCCTGAGAGCATTTGTCTTTTCAAATCATTCGGAGAAATTTTAATCACATGAGTAATACGTTCCGCATCTTCTAATTCGGATGCACCGTAGTTGACGACTAAGTCTTCACTCGGAATAAATTTAGCACATGGTCTTCCCATGTTGCCATCGTAATAAATCTTTTTAAACGCACTACCGGCTAGAGGTAAATGAAAAAGCATTTGATCGGTTTCAGCCTCATACTCTTTCATCTTGTACATGATCTGATAGTTCATAAATTCTTTGACACGCTCGGCTTGTTGTTCGACTTCTTCGTTAGACTCTCCTACGATGGAAGTCTTAACGGGACCGCCCGCAGGCAAGAGTTCTTTGTAAGCTCCTGCTTGAAACTGCGTGACGGCCTCAGCGAGTAGTGGATGAGAAACCGATGCTGCCCCTCTGAAGGGGTTTGAAACTTCATTATACTTGAAACCTAAAAGATCTAATCCTTTAATGTAACTTTGTTCCCAATCTTTTCTGGATGTTTGGTCGACCGAGAACTGTGCTCTCAGTTCATTGGAAATTTGGGCTAAGGTTTCTTCGGGAATATCTTCGGCTAAGTTGTTGGAGAATCCCTCTCCGGTGTCCTCGGGCGACGGACCAAGGCCGACGGCCTCATCATCTTCTTCCCCTTCAATCTCTATTGCTAAAGGAGCATCTTGAACTTCTTGTTCTAAATTTGTAATTTCTTCTTCCACACCTGTGGGTGCTTCATTTAACGTTTTATCAATCTCAGCCATTTGTTATTTATACCTTATGATCCGTAAAATGCAATCCTACGTCTCGGACGTTGTTCGATCTCCTCATCATAGTCGTGAACCAACGCACCAAATTGTCGATAACGCATCAAGGCTTGAGTGGTCGAATCCACGTAGTCATCGTTTCTACCATAAGGGAAAGCGGCACATTCTTCAATAACTTCTTCAGCCCATTTATACGGCGGATACCAAATCATTCCACTTTCAAATAGGGGTGCCACACTGTTCACTCGAACCAATTTGTCATTACCCCGACTGGGTGTAAAATTAATCACGGGAATCCCCATCGCTTGCAATTCGTGTGTTAGGGGCATCCCCGTTGCTTTGGCTTCGATAATAATCTGTTCGGGTTGCCAATAATCATTCTTATCTAAAGCAATTCTTTTGAGCTCAGGAAAGTCCCATCTTCCTTTATCCGCTTCCATAAGCAAAATGTTTTGCTTGCCGGTTACTTCATTATGAAAAACTCCCCAGGTGGTAATTGCTGAAAAGTCAGCAGTCGTCTTCGAGGAGAACGCTGTATCATAACTTTGAATGATATATTGCAAAGGCGGTTGCGGTTTGTCCCACAGTTGCCACCACTCTCTTTTCAAAATACTTGTCTCTTCGGATGTGGGTTGTTGTTGCCACTGGGCGTTCCACTTGGCAACGGGCAGTGAAGCTTTGACCGCTTCTAATTGATCCTTCTTCCAGAACTCAGGCCATTGCGGTTGTCCGTCGTCCATGATTGCTGGAAAGTCGACAATCTCCCACTTGTCCGCATTCTCATCTTTCATTTGTGCTTCGATCAATCTCTCTGTTAAATCATCCTCAGACCAACGAGTCATGACCACAACAATCGAACCTCCTGGTTGTAGACGCTGACGAGGACCTGAGGTGTACCATTCCCATGCATTCTCCATGGCGGTTTTGGAGAGAGCATCTTGCTCGGAATGCGGATCGTCGATAACAGGGCGTGGTGCAGACTTACTC